ATGTGCTGGTTGCCGATGCACCTTATGGATTGCTCGAGATCCAAGAAGCTTCCGTTGGCACCACTCTGGGCATCACCGTGGTTATGCGTAACGCTGACTTGGTTGCTGCAGCTAGTAGCACCGCCACCGGTACGTCAGGCATGGAACTCGACAGCTCTGACATCAAAGACGCCACTGCCCAACTTCGCCTGCTTGGCCCGGTTCTCCGCGCTGACAACGAGATTGGCGCCAACTGCAAATGGTTGGTGGTGATCAATGAGCACACCTTCAAAACCACGACTGGAGTGACCTGATCATGGCCGTAGTCAATACTGGGGCATTAGCAAAGGCGCTTCAGCCCGGCGTCAACAAATTCTGGGGCATGGGTTACGACGAGAAAAAGCCGTTGCAGCTCACTCAGATTTTCGACATGGAGAAATCCAGCAAGTCGTATGAAGAAGACGTGCAGCTTGTGGGTACTGGCCTGGTTCCGACAAAAGCCGAAGGTGCGGCAATTACGTATGACTCGATCCGTCAGGGTTTCGTCACACGTTATTCGCATCTGACCTACGCCATGGGCATCATCTTCACTTACGAGATGCTGACCGATGAGCAGTACAGCCTTGGACTGAAGAATGCCAAGTACCTCGGCTTTTCGCAGCGTCAAACCCGCGAAACTGTGGCTGTAAACATTCTGAACCGTGCGTTCAACAGCTCCTACGTCTTCGGCGACGGCAAAGAGCTTTGCGCCACGGACAACCCGAATATCTCGGGCGGTACGTGGGCGAATGAACTGGCCACGGCGGCGGACTTGTCCGAAGCGGCGCTTGAGCAGGCAATGATCGATATTGGTGGTTTTACTGATGATCGTGGCTTAAGAATCGCTGTCAGGGCTGAGAAGCTGATCATTCCGCAGGCGCTGGAATTTGAGGCGGCTCGGATACTGAAAAGCGACAGGCGCGTAGGTACTGCTGACAACGACATCAACGCCATTCGCTCGGAAACCGGCCTTTCTTCAAACGTCAACAACTACCTGACCGATGCTGATGCGTGGTTTATCAAGACCAACTGCATGGATGGCATGAAGAACTTCATGCGTGAGGCTCCGGGCGCTCCGGTTCGCGAGAACGATTTTGATACTCGCAACCTGAAGTTCGCGATTTTCCATCGCGAATCATTCGGTGTCACAGACAAGCGGTCGATTTATGGGTCGCCGGGCGCGTGATCTAAACAGCCCCGGTCTTTTGCAGTCGGGGCTTTCTTCTTTTTGTGATTCGAGGGTTTCACAATGGCGGCATCACACGTAAGCGGCCCGCTGGTTTCTACGGCTGGCTTTCAATACGGTTCTGGTTCGGTTGAGGTTGTTGCGGCTGCTGATACGTTGGTTGCTGCTGATAATGGCAAGACATTTATCCTGAATGCTGCTGCTGGCGTTACTGTCACGCTGCCTGCTGTTTCTAATACTGGCTGGCGCGCAAAGTTCATCACTGGTGCAGCTTTCGCCACGAGTAACTTCGTGATCGCGAGTGCAGCCGGCGACATCATGGAGGGATCGATGATTGTTGCTGGTGCGGTTGTCGATGTTGACGCGGCTGATCAAATCAACTTTGTTGCGACTGCGGAGAATATCGGCGATTTCGTCGAGGTTTTCAGCGACGGCACTTACTGGCATGTTTTCGGCAATGCGCTGACCACTGGCGCTCTGACTGCTACCGGCTAAGGTGACACCATGCGGCCAAAGACAGTAACGGTAACGGGGTCGAATGACCCCTATATCATCCCGCTGAATTACCGGGCAGATCACACGGCGATTCATGCCGAGGTCACTGGCACGATTGACTACACGATCAGCTACACGGTTCAGAATGTTCACAGCATCGTCACGCCGGCAACCAACGCCGATTGGGTAGCGATTACCGACATGACGGCGGCGACGGCAACGGTGACCAAGAAGATCGACATGTCGATCAATGCGCTGCGGGTTGTCATTAACTCCGGCGCTGGTTCTGTTGATGTCACTGTGAGCCAGCCCGGTGGGTAATTTTTACGACGAGGGCGATTACCTTGTGATCTGTGCCCATAGTGGCCAGAAAGCATTGCGATCTCAGTGCGTAAAGCAGTGGAACGGGAACATCGTCAAGAAAGAATTTGCCGATGCCCGTCACCCGCTGGATAGACAGTTCGCGCCAAGACCGGAGCGGGCTGTGATTGATGCAAGGCCGCCTGGTGATGATGTCTTTCTTGAGCCTGGCGATGTGACGGCTTCTGATCTTTAGGTGATGCATGGCGACTTCAGGTTCGGTTGATTGGAATCAGACTTGCACCGAGATCATAAAAGACGCGCTTGTCATGGTTGGCGCGATCGAAGACGAAGCGACCCCCTCCGCAGAGCAATACCAATATTCGAGGCGCGTCCTTAACCGCATGGTCAAGGCGTGGTCGGCGCGTGGTTTGAAGTCGTGGAAGTGGCAAGAGGTCACAATTGATCTGGTCGCCGGCACCGCTTCATACGCTCTTGGGCCAACTGGCGCGGAGGTAATCAACCGCCCTATCGAAATCGCAAATGCACGGAAGGTTGTCGATTCTGTCGAAACCGAGATTCGCATTAGCTCGCGATCCGAGTACATGAACCAGCCCGACAAGACGACGCAGGGCAAGCCTATGTTCGTTTTTTACGATGAGCAGCTGACCAATGGCGTGTTGTACGTCTGGCCGACACCTGATTCATCGACTGACGACATAAAGCTGTCGTACAAATCCTATATCGAAGATTTCGACAACCTTTCAGACGATCCGCAGTTCCCTGTCGAGTGGCTGGAGGCGATTGTTTACGGTCTGGCTGTGCGGCTGATACCCAAATACGAAGTGCGTGGCGAGGATGCAGCCAGGTTGACGGCCATGGCGTCCGACTTCCTGAATGACGCGGAGACGAACGATACTGATATGGGCAGCATTTTCTTCATGCCGGAGTATTACGCGTGAAGATCAACCTCATTGGCGGGAACAAGGAGGGGCTAAGCATCGCGATCGATAACGAGATTGCGATCAACTGCTATCCGATTTCCCGCAATGGTGGATCTGCTCAGGTCAGGACAATGGGATCGGCGGTGTTTTCGTCGATTACTGGCGCAGCGCGCGGCTCGATCAAAATGGCGGGGGTGCTCTATGCAGTTTTCGGCACAACGTTCTATTCGATCAACTCGACGGGCACTGCTACGGTTATCGGCACGGTTTCAGGCTCTGGCCGAGTGTCACTTGCCACCGACCAGACAAATATCGTCATCGTTACTGGCTATGGAGCGCCGGGCTATACGTACAATGGCACCACATTTTCAACGATTGCGGACTCTGATTTTCCGGGTGCTGATCGGGTTAACTTTACTGGCGGCTATTTTACTTTTTCTTGGCCGGGCGGCTGGTTCCTTTCTGAGGTTAACGCTCTCACGTTCAATGCGCTGGATTTCGTCGCGAGAGTAGGCGAGACGGATATTCTTGCGCAGGTTGAAGATCACGGCGAGGTAGTCAACTTCCATGACGACAAGATTAAGGTTTGGGTTAATACCGGGAATTCCGATTTTGCATTCGAGCTGAATGGCGCGGCGATCATTGAGCGCGGCACGTATGCTGGTGATACGGTAGTCAAGGATGACAACACGGTGTTTTTTCTCGGCAACGATCTCATGGTCTACCGGATGCAGGGCTATACGCCTGTTGTTGCGAGCGATGACGGTCTGAATGCAAGCCTGTCAAACTACATCGAAAACGGCTATGAGGATGACGTTCGGTCGGCCTATGGCTACACGTACACCGACCATGGCCACAAATTCTACGTCCTGACGATACCGAATCGGGGCACGCACGTTATCAATATTGCGACAGGGGCTACCCACAAGCTCAAGCACTGGGATTACGAGACGCACCACTCTCACAGCTACCAGTATTGCTATGGCAAGCATCTGATCTGCGGGCTCGACGGCAATGTTTACGACATGAGCCGCACGTATTTCGATGATGCTGGCGACATTCAGCTGATTACGCGCCGCATGACGGTAGTGTCGATGGATGACGCGCTGATGCACTTCAAGTCGCTAAAGCTGATCATGGATACCGGGCATGGACTGGCGGTAGGGCAGGGCTCTGACCCGCAGCTTATGGTTCGGTGGTACGACGATGACGGGCGCACACCGAGGGCAGAGCGTCAGGTATCGCTTGGTCTCATGGGCCAGTACCGCAAGTCGATCAAACTCACTGGGCTTGGATCGGCGCGGCGCAGAACCTTCGAGATTTCCCAGAGTGATCCGGTCGTGTTCGGTCTGCTGGACGCTCAGGCGGTGATTACATGAGCGTGTTTCAGCTATTCGCGGCCCGCACGCCATTTGTTGATTCAGATGGTCGGCTGACAACGCAGGCGCTCAAGGCGTTACAGGCGCTGGTTCAGGCCACTGGCGGGAATGCATCCGGCATCGTGCCACCACCGGCAAACATAACCATTATCGACATTGAGGCCGATCTGACAGCGATCACGGCGCAGATCGAGTCGCTAGAGGACGATGTTTACAGCGTATCGCAGGCAGACTTGCGGGCTCAGATGGCGCTAGATGCTGTGGCCGCAGTAGTTGGCTCCTATGGCGATTCTGTCGAGCATGATTTCGGCACAACTCCGGTATATGACGCCAGCTTTACCATCACTGACGCGAGTATTTCAGCGTCGTCGGTTATACTGGTAACACCGGGCGGCGCAGCCACAGGGCGCACGGCAGACGACTGGCAGTGGGATGGCGCAACGGTTGGCGTTGATCCTGGCGCCGGCACCGCGACGTGTTACGTGACATTTCACCCCGGCCCGATTGTTGGCCCGCGATCCTTTAACTATACGGTGATCTGATGGCAGTCATTGACGGCGGCAGCAGCACAGCAGGCAGGGCCAATGTCACGGCAGACTATGAGCTGTCTGTTGCATTGCATGATGGTACTGACCCCGCGCGGGTTGGTGGCGTTCGCAACTTCTCTGAAAACGATCCTGGCGCGATCACTGGCGAGGCGATGCTTCGCAGCCCTGAGACATCGAAGGATTACCGGCTGCGGGTCGGCCTCGATACGCTGTTGTTTTCCGATACGTTTAACGCTACCGCGCAGAATACCGGCAATTGGGTTCATGCATTCACGACGATGACCATGACGCAGGCGTCTGGATTTCTCAACGTCAACGCTGCTGGTACTTCGACGGTATCGGGCAACTATGCGTTTTTGTACACACGGAAGCGGTTTCCGCTGTGGGGTACTGCGCCGCTTTCGATCGAGTTTACTGGTCAATTCAGCGCAACGCCTATTGCCAATTAGGTTTTTCAGGCTGGCGTCGGCCTGCCGACTGGCGCCGCCGAGTGTGTTGATGGGGTTTGGTTCGAGCTGACATCGGCCAGGTTGCGCGGATGCCTTCGGTATAACTCTGGCAGTACGCAAACAGTGACGCTGATCGCCAGCGTTGCCAGCATTGACCTAAACACCGACGCTAAATACGTGATGGTGATCGATGAGCGCGGGATAGATTTCTGGATTGACGATGTTTTATATGGATCGCTGGCAATCCCTGCCGCTCAGGGCCAGCCGTTCATGCAGACATCACTGCCGCTGTTTATCCAGAAGTACAACGCCAATACGGTCGGATCGTCGCCAAACATGATCGTCCGAATCGGTGACGTGACCGTTACGCAGATGGATTTTGCTACCAATAAATCATGGCCCCACCAGATGGCGGCTATGGGTCTGTCAGGGCAGGGCCTGAATGGCGGCACGATGGGCGCCAATACTTTCTTCACGAACAGCGCCTATCCGACCACCGCGCTCCCGGTAAACACCGCACTGACGGCCAACCTTCCTACCGGCATCGCTGGTGGTCGCGGTCTCGCAACGCTGTGGAACCTGGCAGCAACCGACATGATCCTGTCGCAGGCGCTGAATCCGGTAGGCGGCGTGAACCAGACGCCACGGGCCATTGTGATAACTGGCGCGACGATTTCAGCGGTATCGCATACGGCCGCATGGACTGGCCCCGCTGCTGGCGGGCATTCGATCATGTTCGGCATTTACTACGGCGGCACTGGCGTATCACTGGCGCAGGCAGAGTCAGCATCGTTTGCGACTGCCACGGCCAAAGCGCACCGGCGCAAGCTGCTGGGATTCATGAACTGGTCAACCGGCGCGGCAGCACTCGGCACGGCGCCAGATCGCGGCCCAATCGTCGTTACGTTCGATACGCCCATTGTTGTGCACCCGGGGGAATACATCGGCCTGTTTGCACAGATGACCAACGGCGCGGCGACTGCCACTGGCGGCCTGCTGTTTACCTATGATTTCGACCATTATTTCGAGTAACGCGGATGGCCATTGTCGCACTCGCTGAAAACTTCTCAGTCACCCAAACTGCGGCGGCGTCGGCTGAGATTGTTGTTGCGGCGCCAACGGTCAACACGACGATAACGCACGCGACGGCGACCAATTCGAGCGTATCTGATGTTGTTGTTTACCTGTACCGGCTGGCGACGGCCACGGCAGGCGCGGCCACCACT